TTGTATTTGAGAGCTATGCAAAAGCAATTAAGCAACTTAATCTTAAATTTATTAGCATTAATGAAGCATTAGGGTCAGTTAGTAGCCTTAATACATTTAAAAATGATAATTTAGATGAAGCTTGGGAATCTTATTCTGAAGCTCCAAAACCTAGTCAACCTGATAGTTTAATGGGGACAGTTAAATCCATAGGTAAAAATGATGGTCATGATACTGAAATAATTAACGATGCTGGTGATACTGGTGGAGATGGTAAAACACCTCCAGTTGTTGAAGAAGATGAAGACTTAGCCGAAGGTGAAGAAGTTGTTGAAGAAGGTGAAGTGGAATTAACTGAAAGTGAAAGATTAATTGATAAAATGATTAATGAAACTAAAGACGCTCCAGTTGAAATTAAAGGAGGGAAATTAAGTATTCTAACTGCATTAGGTAAAATTAATGAGGGTGCTACCTCAAAAAAAAAAGTTTAACCGAAACTAAATTCAAATTAAAAATAGATAACCCATCTCCTGAGCCTCCAGCTCAAGATATGGGTTCTCCTATGTCTAATACTGAAGACCCATTTGGAGCTGAAGAAGGTGGTGAAGACCCATTTGGAGCTGAAGAAGGTGGTGAAGACCCATTTGGAGCTGAAGAATCATTTGGTGGTGAAGAAGGTGGTTCAGAGAAACCATTTGATGACGAACCATTTGACGCTGGCGTTGAAGCTGATGAATCTGAGAGTCCAGAAAAATTCATACAACAATTAGCGGGTAAATTAGGTCAAAGTTTAAGAAGTTACACTTCAGAACGTGGAGACCCAGATTTCGATTTAGAAAAATTTGCAATAAATTCGGTATTATCAGCAACCAATTCAGGTGAAATGGATGGTAATGACCAATCAGATATTATAGAAAAAGTTAAGGGTTCATCAACTGACACTGATTTAAATAATGATAGTGAAGAGGGACTTGGTGATGATGGTGGAGAAGAGAGTTTTGGTGATGAAGAGGAAAGTTTTGATATGGAGGAGAGTCATAATCCTAATCCAGGTAGAAGGACTGTATTTCAAGATGCAAGTTTAGGTGTTAAAGATGATGGTATGGAAGAAAATAAGTATTTAAATTTGGAAAATTCAGAAAAAAGTGATATATTTGCATCTAAAACAATTAAAGATATGATTATTGATGCCTTAAATACGCCGACAAATGATGTAGTTGAACCAGAAGTGGCTCCTTTAGTAAAGCCAGAAGTAGAACCAAGAAGGATTACTAGAAGAAATAAACCATTTAACCCACCTAGACCAAATGAAGACCCAAATCCTAAAGCCATAAAATAAATTATGGAAGAATTATATTTGGTTTATGTTCATGGTTTTGGTACGAATTATAAAGATATAAATTTTTATGAGTTCATATTTTCGGATAAGAAAGATGATATTGATGGTGAAGGTTGGGATAGTTACCCAGCAAATGGAGACCCACAACCACCTAAGAAACAGATAATCAAACAAATGGGTGTGATTGAAGTTAAATTTGAGTTGGAATTAGCTCAAAATAATGAACAATTTTCAATGTGGGATTCAATAGATGGCGTAATTCCATTGGCTTGGGAAAAAATAGAAGATGAATATCCAAGTGTAAGGTTAATTTTTCCATTTGGAATGACCCTTAAGGATGTTGAGGCTGCATTGTATGAAAGAGACATTATAATAAAGTATGAAAAAAAATAGTAAAATGAAAAAAAACGTTAAAGAAAGTGATGCTCTTAACTTAACTGTTAATAGTGATGATTACGATAGAAATAAAGATAAATTGAATAATGCTGTTGGTGATGATGGAACTATAACTCTGGCCAATGGTAATGATGGTATTGGCATTAATGATGGAGTAATTAAAGAAACTCTTAAACTTAAGATAAGTGATATTGCTAAAGAATTGGGTTTAAATTTATTTGATAAAGACCCTAAAGTTAAGGCTAAAGCCATATCTATAATAAGAAATATGATGTCTGAATTACAATCAATTGGTGTTGGTAGTGGAATTCAATTAGCTGAGGAGGATGAGTTTCGTGACGATGATTTATTTACTAAACAAGATAGTGATACAATAGAGCAAGATGTTAAACCTGAAAAAGAGTTTGACTCATTGATGGAAGCATTAGAAAAGAAGGGTTTAAAGGTAGTTAATATCAAAGAAACAATTAACCCTAAAATGACAAAAAATGATTTAATTAAATATATTAAAACTAAGAAATAATGAGTGATAAATTTAAAAAGTTAGCGTCTAAACTTTTAAATACTCCAACTCCAATCAAAGAGAATAAATCTCTTGTATTTGAAAGTAGGATAGTATATGAAGATGGACATAATGAAAGAATGGATGCATCATTGGTTCAACAATTAAGAGATAGAAGCCATTCTTTAGGTACTCACCCTATCTTCCCAGATAGTGATGAAACTCATTTTGAAGAAAAATTAATGTCTAAACGTTTTGCTGACGTATTAAAGTCATATAAAAGACATCATGGAACTGAAATGATTGATGTACCTACTTTATATAAAGAACAGATGATTTCTCTTAAAGAGACTATGACATTAGAAGTTAAGCATAAAGAAAAATTAGAAGAGATGGCCGTTAACCTTATAAGGGCTGAATTTGACATTGAAGACGAAGATATTGAAATTATTGCTACATTGACTAGTGAATTTTTAAGTCCTAATGGAATTAGAGAGATACCAGAGTCTGATTCTGATACTGAATTTGAAAATCATGCAGAGCTTGCTAAAGCTAATGGTGAAGTTTATAAACGTAGATTTATAAATGCTATGATTCAAGGTTCCGCTAAAAAAACAAATCATATGTTTCATATGATTGATAAAGAATTAGAAGATTTAGAACCATTATTACCGTCTAATTACTCAAAATTAATGACTGGGGCCGATTATGCATATATGGTTAATAACGATATAGCAGATGGTAGAGGTGGTAATAAACTTATTGGTGGTAGAGTTAAGGTTGAGTTTCCTAAAAGTGAAGGAGAACGCCCTAAAATCATCGCAGATGCTATGACGTTACCAGTTTTGATACACGAAATAGTAAAAGGTGTTATGGAAGTGCTATCAGCACATGGTTTACCACAAGATAGTAAGATTTCAAAATACGTTATGGGTAAAGCAGATTTTATGAATGCTGAAACTTGGGATATGAGATTAGGTCCACCAATTTGGGAGAAATTTATTGAATCAATACCATCAGAAGATTTTGCTTTAAAGCACCATGTTTACATTGAATTGGTTGCATTACCAGTTGAAGAGTTTAACGATGTTATGCGAGAAATCATGCTTGGCACTCAAAGTGGAAAGCTTAGAGTTAAAGAAATCATAGAAGAAATTAAAGATGATTTAAGAAGTGATGAATTTGATGATGCTATGTCGCATATGAGTGATGAAGAACATTTTAATCCAGAGGATTTAGATAATATAGATGATGAAACATGGTTTTAACCAAAAATTAGTCAAAGATTAATAAGTAAAATGCGTACCATAATGGTACGCATTTTTTGTTTATGGTGCATTATCGTTAGTTTTGGTATATTTATATAGAAAAAGAATATGCTGACAGCTCATGAAATATCAATGGAATTCTATAAATGCTTAGAAGAGCCAACGTATGCAATAGAAAATTATTTGGAAACTTTTGATAAAACTCAAGAGGGTTTTGTACCTTTTAAGTTATTTGATAAGCAGAAGGAAATTATACAAGCGTACATCGACCATAGGTTTACTATGGTAACGAAACCTAGACAAGCTGGGGTTTCAACTACAACAGCCGCATATGCTGCGATACTAACCGCATTTGCTGATAAAAAGAATCCTGAACAAATACTAATTATTGCCAATAAGCAAGATATGGCATTTGAATTCCTAGATAAGATAAAAGATTTCTTAAGACAAGTACCTAGATGGGTATGGGGTAAAGAATATTATGGGTCAAAAGAAAATGATGAAAGACAAATATTTCTTGTTGATTCCAAAAGAGAGATTAAATTACCTAATAAGAGTAGAGTTAGAGCGGTAGCGACATCTAAAGATGCTTTAAGGGGTTTTACCCCTACTTGGTTGATTATGGATGAGGCTGCGTTTATTGATAATGGTGCTGAAGTTTTTGGTACTGCCCTTACGGCCTTAGGTACTGGAGGTAGAGCTTCATTAATTTCAACTCCACATGGTAAAGATTCGTTATATTTTGCAACATATGATAATGCTAGAAAAGGTGAAAATGATTTTCATGTGGTAGAAATGAAATGGTATCAAGACCCTCGTTACAATAAAGATTTGACTTGGATTCATGAAGATAATGAAGAGGATATA